CTTTTGCTTTAGTGGGTCTTGTTCTTGATAATTTCTTCTGATTGATAAAACCTTAGTTGAATCAGCATCTAGCGTAACTATGTAAGGTAATTTAACTTCGGTAGGAATACCGTTTTCATCTATATCCTCAAAGCCTTCTAAATCTAAATTACAATGTACTTCGTACAGATTGCATACTTCACCTGAATCATAGGTGGGTTTGATGCCTTCTAGTCTTTCAATCTCTTCTGTTACATCAGAATCCACATCAACACTATCACCAGGATTTAACTTGACATCGCTATAAAAACCTATGGCCTGTAGTTTACGCACATCATTTTCAGGCATCTTAACTAAGTGTGTAATACGCGGACAAGATTCTAAGTCCGTAGTGTAATAAGGCACGATCAAATCTTCAGGTGCAATAAATTTTGATACTGCTCTACCTAAATTTTCATCGTAATATACTTTTTTAAACGCAGAACCTGCCAAGGGTAAATAAAAAAGCATTTGATCTAAATCTTCATCATACTCTTCCATTACATGAGTAATCTGATAATTCATAAATTCTTTGACTCTTTGGGCTTGTTCTTCAATAACAGAATCGTACTGACCGACCACTTGAGTTTTTACAGGGCCTTGAGGTGGGAGTAATTCTTTATAGGCTTGAGCTTGGAACTGAGTCACACTTTCTCCTAACAGGGGATGAATCACGCCACTTGCCCCCTCAAAAGGCTCAGCTCTATCTTCATCAAACTTCATACCTAAATATTTAAGTCCATCGGTATAAGTTTTTTCCCAATCCTCTCTAGCTGATTTGTCGTTTTCTATCGCTGAAGTTAGCTCAGAATATATTTTTGCAAGCTCTTCAGCAGAGACTACTTCAGCTAAGTTTTCACCAAACCCTAAACTCGGCATATCCATATCCTCTGGACCGAGCAAAGCTGAGCCATCATCTTGGATTGCTATATCATCTTCACCAAGCTCCTCTAGAACTTCAATTATATTATTATCTACCTCATCAACATTGGTAGTTGTTGTCATATCATTATCAGCTGTTAAGGTATTTGTTGGATCTGGTATTTGCCTTTCTGTTACCATTTTTTTATTTTGTCTTTAAGACCTTACCTCTTATTAATTGTAGAACTTGTTATAGCCATAAGTAATCTCGTCGTTGATTTGAAACTTAGTCATATCTTCAACGATTGGTTCTGGGGTGTTATTTTCTATTGCCATTATTTTTTTGCACTTGTAAGATTTTGCTTCTTAACGATTTTAATTCTTCTTCAGCAGTAGTTTTTGAATTATAGCCTTGTATTTTCCCGCTATTAATATCTTTTAAAAAATATTTTGCAGGATCTGCTATTTTTCCAACTCCTTTTTTGTATGTTGGCAAAATAAAAGTTTTATTATTTATTCCATATGTTCCTAGTTGCATAGATGTGTCTTTAAATTTTTCTCCTTTTTCTAAAACAGTATAATTATCATTATGCCATTTACTTAAAAAAGAGTAATTTTTATTAAATAGATCTTCTTTATTTGAATTTTCTATAGCCATCAGTAGTAAACTCTCTGTCTTTCTTGTACTTGTTCATCTTCATAATCATTATCAAGAAAAACAAAACCGCCTTGTCTAAATCTCATCAAGGCTTGCGTCATAGTATCACATAAATCATCGTTAGCTCCAAATGGAAAAGCCGCACACTCCTCAATCATATCCTCGGCAAACACTCGGTTAGGCGCCCATACCATACCTGCCTCAAATATTGGTGCTACCGAGTGCATGCGAGAATGTTTATCGTGACCGCGAGTCGGTGAATAATTGACAACAGGTATGCCCATCCGTCTGAGCTCATGCGTCAAAGGTGTGCCACTCGCTTTGGCCTCTATCAAAACCATATCTGTTTCCCAATACCGATACTCGCGCATCGCTATCTCTTTGAGTTCGGGAAAGTCCCATCTACCCTTTTGACAGTCTAATAAAATAACTGAGTCGGGTGAATCTTCGGTTGGTCGAAAGACTCCCCAAGTTGAAATGGCTGAGTAGTCTGCGGTTTCTTTTCTAGAAAAAGCAGTATCGTAAGACTGCATAATATATTTAACAGGCGGTAAGCTGTCATTAGTCCAGCGTTGCCACCAATCACGTTTGATGATTGCACCTTCTTCAGAGGTTGGTTCTTGCATCCATTGAGCGTTCCATTTAATACCAGGCAAAGACGCCTTGACTTTTAAAAGTTCGTCTTGCGACCAAAACTCAGGCCAAAGAGGATTTTCGGTTTCAGGAAAAATAGCAGGAAACTCTATCACTTCCCATTGATCTGCTAGTGGTTCTTTTTGCGCCTCTAAAAGCTTAGCAGTCAAATCAATCGTACTCCATCGCGTCATCACCAAAACGATAGAACCTTTAGGTTGGAGACGTTGGCGGGGTCCAGAGGTGTACCACTCGTAGGCGCTTTCAAGTGCGGTTGGGCTAAGAGCGTCTTGTTCGGAGTGAGGATCATCAATAATTAGCAGATCCGCACCTCGACCCGTTACGGCTCCACCTACACCTGCGGCAAAATATTCACCACCTTTGTTAGTTTCCCAACGTCCTGCTGATTTATTATCAGCCTGCAAACTGACGTCGGGAAAAACTTTTTTGTATTCTTTTTGCGCCATCAAGTTACGCACCTTACGACCAAACCTAACCGCAAGTTCTCCTGTATGAGTGGTTTGCATAATTTTCATTTTTGGATTCAAGCCCATCACCCAAGACGGAAAATAAGTTGAGGCAAACTCACTTTTGGTATGCCGCGGAGGCATGTTGACGATAAGTCTGGTTATTTCACCTTTAGCGACCTGCTCTAATTTTTCAGCAAATATTTGATGGTGACGCCCGCAAATAAACTCGGGCCACATTTCGTTGACGTAGTTTAAAAAAGAGCTTTGGCATTTGTCTTGGATTGCAAAACCCTCTTCTTTTTCTAGTAATAGCAGGGCTTCTTTGAGTTCTGTTTCTGTCAGATGGGACAGGTTCATTTACAAATCAAATTCTTTACGGATTCTAGCAAATTCTTCAGGACTGATAACTTTCTTGCCTTCGAGTTTACTGATTTCTCTTGATATTTCGTCAGAGCTAGAAAACTCTGGAGCTGATTGTCTTATTTTTGCCGCCTCTCGAAGATCTCCGCTTTGACCTTTGAGGTTAAAACCTGGATCAAACTCTAGTTTTTCTGCGCGAATAAAATCATCGCGCAAGTTTTTTAATTGCTCTAAAGTATATTTACCAGCTTTGCCCGCTTTACCTATAGGAGTGCTGCCGATTGTTGCATCAAGCAAAGATAAGGGATCGGATAAGCTAGGGGTAGGTGCGATTAAATCTTTGATAGTTTTTGCTATTGACATCAAGTTTTTTAAAACAGGATCAGAGATGTTTATATCTTGATTTAATATATCTTTTGGTCGTAAAGGTGTTACCACACCTGTAGTTGGCGCCTTATCAGGCTGACTGATACCTAAATCTTTATTGAGTTGTTCAAGAATCTCTTGATTGGAAGCCATTAGCCAAGGTTTTGTATTTGTTGGTCTATACTTACGCCTTCTAAAGTTTCAATAACTGACTGAAATACAGCATTTATATCTTCTTCATCTAATCCAGCCTGCAACAACATTTGAATGACCTCTTGCTCGCTTGCCCCAGCTTGGATCATTTGAATGACCTGAGCGACAAATTGATCTAGCATTTTTGTTTCTGGTTGAATTTTTTGCAATTCCATCAAGCCCTCATCAATATCTTTTGAAGATGGCATCATTTCTGGTTCATCATTTTCCATCTCCATCATCATCACGCTTACTTCATCGCCTTCGGCAAATTTATCGGTTTTGGCTGCAATATTTTCGACCCCTTCTCTGCCTTTGGGGCCAGATTCATACATCGCTTTAAGACCTTTAGGGAGTTTATCGACTTGAACCTCATCACCTTCGGCCATCATTTGTTCGGGCATCATCATTCTGTTCATATAAAACCTCGTTTGCTACATTCTAACACCC